ATTAACGTCGAGCGCGCGATAACGACGGTAGACGGATCACCGTATGGAGGAGTCAATAGATTCCTTAACATGCGGTGCCAGCCATCGAGTCTTGTGTTAACATGCCTCATTTTGAGGCACGGAACATAGAATTCGATCCTCTGGTAGCGGCGGCGATATCGTGATCTGAAATGCAAGAGGTTATAAGCCTCTGCATCGGAGAGCGACATCTCGATACATGGGTAAGAAGAACGAGAGGTACCAGCGGGTAATTTCCCGTAGGTCTTTTCGAGCTTCTCACGAATGTACCAACTAGCGCTAACATATCCAGAAGCGAATAGAGCATTCGCTAACTCTGTATATGCAGCGTAGGCTGCCCCGTCTGACTTCCGCCCGCTCCAGGGTGTTCTTAAACGAAGTGGTGTGACCTGGAAGCCCTTAAAGGCATCCATACCACACGACTCCCTAAAGGGACCCTGGACACAGCACTTAGAGGTATTCACTTTCAAAGAGAATAACTCCAGTGCACGCATGCAAAAGCCAGCGAGTCGACGAGGAACGATTATATCGTCCCCATAGACATAGATGACTTTTCCCATTTCGAGCCGTCCTAGTTTTAGGAGTCGAGATGTGCAAGCAACAAGTATAACCCAGAAAATATATGCCTCAACGGGAAAGCATAAAGCTGACCCCATGGGCGCATATTTTTTAAGATATACTGTCCTCCCGTCAGGGAGTAACGTTGCTTCGGTACGGCATGCCTCTAGAGCGCGTAATAGAGCGGGTGTCTTTGAAAACACACGCCTAACGAGCTCTAGAGATACCCTGTCAGACGCATCTTTCAAATCAAGCGTAGAAAAGCGATTGTCAAGCGAACTCGACAACGCCAACTCACGATTGATAGATTGAAGCGTGAAGTTTATCCTACCTTTAGTCGCAGGATGCGATTCAAGATGGGAAACAATCTTCCGGCCGAGTCCCTGCTGTATCCATTGGAATTCCAACGGCTCGCAGGAAATCAACCGCGGACCCCGAGAATCCTTAGGAACAAGTACTACTTTAGCACGACCTTGATCAAGTCGGGCCATCGACATGTACCATTCCTTACGATCTGCAAGTTCGCGACTACCCCCTACAGTGAAATAATCATAGTAGGGGAACATCTGGTGAATACAGTTATAGAGGCGGGAGAATTCCCACTTCTGTTCACCTTTTTCACCAGTTGCGACGGCACCTGGACCATGTCGCGGAGATATATCCTTAGGATCAAAGTCCTTGAATATATCCTCAGTGATGATAGAAGCAAAGTCCAAAACTTGGATTGCTGTTTCATCAAGAGTAAGTTTGAGATCACCATCAGTAGATATGAACGAGTCAAGAATGAACTCGATCTGATCCTTCTGAAATGGCATCGTCAACTTATACGCGAAATACAAGACCTGACGAATGTGCTTGACACACGCAGGACTTGCATTGTCCAAGAGGGCACCATTGATGTCGAAGACACAATTAAAATACTCCTGCATGAATGCAGGACTATTTTGTCTATCGCGTTGAGCTTTGAACTCACGAGGTAGAACGAATTGTGATGACGTCAAGCCCAAATCAAAAGCTCTTCCGAGTTTCGGGAGAGTCTTTGTCAGGAAAGACACACCTTCGTGTTGATATCTATACTTCACAGTATCGATATCTCTACGCAAGTGCTTCGAACTAGTGCCATATGGGTTGCAGCTGAGCAAGTGCTCAAACAGGTCAACATATATGTCGAATTGGCTTTTCAGGGTAACCATATCGGAAGCCCTCCAATGCCAATACAACATGTCAGTATCTGGACACTTACGACTTCTTAAGTCGCGACAGTATCCATCGTATCGCTACCACTATTTGGATAATGGTAGGTAGTATTGAACCAATCCTCCTAAGTAGAAAGATAATGGTGTCATAATCCATGACACTACTAGCTTTCACCGCGGAGAAATTGGACGAGCGGTGCGGTCGAAACCAGGCCACTGTCCCCGCAGCCACCACCGGTAATGAAATCGGCGGCATTGGCTACGAGATCAATGACAATCTGGTCTGTGATCACATCGTGCCTCGGTACAATGAGTGAAAGATTCACTGTTGCTATCCGAGGTACGCCTTGATCGTCGGTGACAGTCTTTGAAAACTGTAACAGACGGCGGTCCAAGATATTAGCTCCTTTACCAGAGATGTCGTGGCGAATAGCCATTAGTCCAGGTTCGGAGTTAGTCGTGGCCACGTCTCTACGAACGGTGCCCTTGCCGTCTCTCGAGATGAGAGCATAAGCAACGGCATCGCCCGAGGCGTCATCGAGTGTTTGTGAGTCAGTAAACGACATGTGTAAGGCTCCTGTTTAGGTGGTATTGCTACACAAACTGATGAAGTAGTGCAGCAATTAAACTTAGCTGGCCATTCGACAATGTGGCTGGATCCAGCAAATGCCAGTCATAAGATAGTCCTACTTTCCGCTGATAAGCACGAACTGGGATATCAGCATAAGCAAGTGGTGAACTTGCATATGCATTGATAACCTCGAGCCTCATAGTCCAATTGTACGTACAGGAAGTTGTGACATTTTGCATGTCCCAACCAGCTGCAGGACGAATGGTAGTGAGAGTATCGAGAAGACCCGAGATATTGGCGAACCAATCCACAAGAAAACTGAAAGGAATAATCTTCCAAACAGATTTCACGGGATTGTCCAAACCAAGGGTCCCCAGCATTACACGCATAAAGCCTCCGAGCTCGTAAAGGTCGCTCAACGTCTGTGTTATCACAGCCGTTGCTCTAAAGCGACATTTCCAATCAAGGACGCTTAACTTCGTCTGAAACGGTGGACTTCCATCATAGATCGGATAAGCTGAAAAGGTGCTGAGAGGCACACGATTCACCTTAATCGTCCTTGAAAAGCCCATCCGTTGGGGTCTTCCGTAAGTTCTACGGAAATATTCGATGCGTTTCCAAACGTCATCGAGTAACGACCCCAGAGCACCTAAGTCCGAGATGAGGTTTTCCCAACCGAACTTGTAATTTAGGTACCCTGCAGAGATAGTCTTAAGGATGGTTGCTTGAAACTCAGGAAGTAAAGCCTGTATTTCAAGAAAACCCTGAACAAATTCCGAGAAGGACAAATGTTCAGGCATCACAGTAGAGAAGTAATTGAATGCTTCCTGCTGCAACGCATCTTCAAGATTTTGCGGTAAACGAAGCGCGAAGTGCGCTTCGACGCTAGGCGGATAACCGACCAGATTATAGACAGTGCCGATATTACTCGGGATCGCCGGCCATACGAATGAGCTGTCGAAACTCACCCGCGTACCATTGACAATGTCGAAATCTAGCATACGAGTATTGAGCCCAAACAGATTTGCGCGAATGTGGAAACATTCGCCGGAAGGATATCTTCCTTCATACTTATGACCAGCGGCGATACGAGCATGGATCTCGTCGGCAATAGTGCCGTAGAGAACCGTAGCAGAGTAACCGTCAATGGGACAGGTATAAACAAAATCGAAGGGACCATTACCGTTTGAATCGCGCGTTTGAGTACCAACAATGTAGTGCAACGGAATCGTTGCAGGTACAGTGGTACGACGTCGATAAGTCATAGTAGGACCTCCTGTTTTCGCAGCTCATCAG